TATATCGATGCGACCCATGCCTGGGTTGACATCGGACCCGCCATCTTCCAGGGTGACGTGGCGGTGCACATTGCCGATACCTCCGGGGCGCACGCGGCCTCGGCGATTTCGATAACGGACGCGGGTGACCACTTCGCCGCCGCGGAAAACACCGTGGAGGCGGCTTTGCAGAAATTGGCGAAGACGATCGTCATTTCCCTGCCCCGGTTCACGGGGTGGACAAAGGATGGCGCCGATCATGCCATCGCCCTCCCTGCTCTGGAACTGCCCATTCCCGTCATCGTCAAGCGGGCGTACGTGAATTTGGGGACAGCTCCCGGAACGGGGAAAACGCTGGCCCTCAAACTCAACGACACGGCGCTGGTTTCCATTGTCGACACGGCGACCCAGGGAGAGGCCGAAAGTCTTACCATCGCCGTTGCCAAGGATACGGATTTTGTCGTCAAGGCCAATGAAACGTCGAGCGGCGCGGGCGCAAACTGCGATATCATGCTCATCGCCCAGGTGGATGACGGAGAATAACGATCACGACATTTGAGAAGGAGGATAAAACAACATGATAGTAAATCAAGTAAATCTTGCGGGCATCTATAAAACGTTCAACACCATTTTCAACAATGCCCTCGACATGGTTACCAATATGTGGCCCCTGGTTGCTATGGAAACCCCGTCCACGGGCAGGAGCGTCGATTACAAGTGGCTCGGCGAATTCCCCATGATGCGGGAATGGGTGGGAGACCGGGTCATTAAGGACCTCTCCGCGTATCATTATGAGATCATCAACAAGGACTATGAAGCTACCGTCGAGGTAGACCGGAACGACATCGAGGACGACCAGATCGGCGTATACACCCCCATGATACAGGGACTCGCCAATGCCGCGAAGGTGCATCCGGACATATTGGTATTTGCGTTGCTCGCTGCCGGATTCGATCATATATGTTTCGACGGCCAGTATTTCTTCGACACCGACCATCCCGTAAACGGCGCATCCGTCTCCAATTTCGGCGGCGGCAGCGGCAATGCCTGGTATCTCCTCGATCTCTCCCGGCCCATCAAACCGTTGATTTTACAGATCCGGAAACGTCCTCAGTTTGTGGCGATGGACCGCCCCGACGACGAAAACGTCTTCATGCGGAAAAAATTCCGCTACGGCGTGGATGACCGGAAAAATGTCGGCTACGGGCTCTGGCAGTTGGCGTATGGAAGCAAACAGGCGCTGGATGCGACTTATTATGCCGCCGCACGGACGGCCATGATGAGCCTCAAGCGCGATGACGGCGACGGGAAAACTCCCCTGGGCATTATGCCGACCCATCTGATTGTCGGCCCCAACAATGAAGCGGCGGGGAAAGCCCTGGTGGAGGCGCAGTTCACGGCCACGGGCGCGAGCAATGTCTGGTTCAATACGGCAAAACTCGTGGTCTGTCCCTGGCTGACCTAATAAACGCGACGGGGGCAGCCGCATAAGCTGTCCCCCAAAAAAAGGAGGTGCTCATGCCGATTCGCATAAAAAGCAAACAGGCGAATTTCCGCAGATGCGGCATAGCCCATCCCGCGGTTTGGATGGAATATCCCGACGATTATTTTACGCGGGAAGAATTGGCCGTCCTGAAAAACGAGCCGATGATCATCGTCGAGAGAGATCCGGATACCGACGAAACCGAGGCGGCGCTTGCGGATGTAAGCGGCAAAAAGCCGGCAAAAACCGGGAAAAAAGGTAAATAGAAATGGCCTACTGCACGCTTGAAGATCTTGAAAAAATCATGCCGGAGCAGGATTTGATTGAGCTTACGGATGACGATGTCCCTGCCGCGGTTATTGTCACGGCGAATGTGGACAAGGCTATCGCCGACGCGGGGGAGCTGATCGACGGGTATCTGCGAGCGCGCTATAGCCTGCCGCTTACGCCTGCTCCCGGCCTGATAAACACGCTTGCCTGCGATATCGCCGTTTACCGGCTCTATGCCCGACGGGTAAAGCTCACACCCCCGGAGGGCGTATCCGAACGCTACAAAAACGCGCTGAAACTGCTCGACCTGATCCAAAAAGGAGAGATCACGTTAGGCGACGGCGGGGCACAAACGCCGGAGGCGTCCGGCGATTCCGTATCCGTCTCGGCGGACCGCATATTCACGCGGCGGAAGATGAAGGGATATTAGCATGTTAAGCGCCATCGAAGAGGCATGCGTTGCCCGGATCAAAGATAAATTAACCGCCGCCGTTACCCGCATCGACGTGCAGCGCGGCATTGAGGGCATTCCGCAGCCGGCTGTTTATGTCTCGGTCGAGGAAGGAACATTTACCAGGGTTACCGACGATGTATACCGCCAGCAGGTCACCGTGTATGTTGATGTTATTTTTTCCAACGTGCAGTCGGAAGCGCAGCGCCGAAAGGGCGTCTATCCGATTCTGGAGGGCGTGCTCCTGTGCCTGTTCGGGCAGAAACTCGGCTTGGAAATTACGCCGCTGATCCCGAAATCGTTCCGCAACACAACGACCGAAGAATTGAAATCAAAGGGGCTCATCGCCTATACCCTGACTATGAGCACCGGTTATCATATCCGGCGGGTTGATGATGAGGCGGTCACCGATCTGTTATCCGTCGGCCTGTCGTATTATCTGCAGCCGGACGACGGAAAAGCGGATGCGGAGGATCTGTTAACGCTGCAGACGTAGCCCGCCCCGGCGGACAAGGAGGATTTGACATGTTTGTACAAGCGAAAAAGGGCGTCCGGTGCCCGAAAGAAAATAAGCCGCGGGAATACATTACCGACCGGGAACCAGAGGATGTGCCTGGAAGCGCGTATTACCTCCGGCTGATCGCCGATGGATCGCTGGTCGAAATTGCAAAAACCAGCGGGGAGCAACCACCCCCAACCCTGCCCCCCTCTGGAGGGGGCCGGGAGAAGGTCAGCGGGGGACAATCAAAAAAAGGAGGTAAAGAATAATGGCAAGCAAAAACATATCATTCAGCTCGATCCCCAGTTCCATCAGGAAGCCGGGCAAGTATTTTGAATTCAATACCAAACTGGCAGTGCGGACACTTCCGGCAAACGACCAGCGGATGCTGATTATCGGCCAGCGGACAACGGCAGGCTCCGTCGCGCAGCTGATTCCGACGCAGGTGTTCTCCGACGCGGAGGCGGCGGCGTATTTCGGCGCCGGTTCCATCGCGCACCTGATGGCCAGGGCGGCAATAAAAGCCTACCCGTATCTGGATGTAACCGTTTGCGCCCTCGATGATTCGACGTCCACGCCGGTTGCCCGCGTGCAGACCATCGAACTGACCGGCCCCGCAACCGGGACCGGCGTTGTGACGCTCTCTATCGGCAATGTCGCGTACGAGGTCGGCGTGAATACAGCAGACACCGCCACGGTCATCGGCGCGGCCCTGAAAACGGCGCTGGACAACGATCCCGCCCTGCCCTTTACGGTAGTGCATACCACCGGCACGCTGGTTTTTACGGCGAAAAACAAGGGGACCGTGGCCAACCAGATTGATTTCCTGGTCATCGTCACCGCCGCCGGCGTCACGGCAACTAACACGGCAACCACACCAGGATCCGTTGATCCGGTTCTCGCCACGGCTCTGGCCGCCTGCTTCGGGGAGCAGTATGACATCATTGTATCTCCGTTTATCGATACCACATCGCTGACGGCGCTCAAAACCCATCTGGACAATGTATCCGGCCCGATGGAGCTGCGGCCCGGCGTGGGCGTCATCGCTGACGACGACGCGCTGGCGACCGTCACCACGCTGGCGGGGACAATCAATTCCGGCCGCATCCTGCTGGCGTATCTGCGGGGCACGAAAAGCCCGGCGTTCGAGCTTGCCGCCGCATACGGCGCGGTGATGGCCTCCGAGGAAGACCCGTCCCGGCCGCTGAACACCCTCGCGCTGGCCGGCATCGCCGCTCCCGCGATCGCGGATCGCCTGACCCGGACGGAGCAGGAAAACTGCCTGAACAACGGCGTCGCTCCCCTGGAGGTCGGCCCCGGAGAGACAGTTCAGATCGTCCGCGCCATTACCACGTATACCGAGGATTCGCAGGGCATCGCGGATGTCTCCCTGCTGGACGTCACCACCATCCGCACCCTCGATTATGTGCGGAAAGCGGTCAGGGAACGAATATCACTACGATTCCCACGGGCAAAATTATCGAGCAAGACCCCGGACGCCGTGCGCGATCAGATACTGGACGTTCTGGAAAAGCTGGAAGAGTTGGAAATTGTGGAAGAAGTAACAGCGAACGCCGACGGCGTGGTCGTCGAGCGCGATCTGGATGATACGAACCGGCTCAACGCCAAGATCCCCGTGGACGTCGTCAACGGCCTCCACGTCTTCGCCGGGCGCATCGATCTGTTGTTATAGGTTTAAGGGTCAAGGTACAAGGGGAAAGGAGAAAATAAAATGGCGGAAGAATACATATCCCAGGTGCTTCTGGAAATCGACGGGAAGAGCGTCACCGATTTCCAGACGGTGGAAGAAAAGGAATATGACGTTTACAAGACGGTCAACCTCATGAATACGACGGGGCACATCAAGACGAAGGAACGCTACGGCGTGAACCTCGACTACGTGATCCCGAAGGATGCGGCGGAGTTTGATTTCGCCTCCGTACGGGGCGGGACGATCACCATCGACAAGCAAAACGGCAAGCGCGTGAAATACACCGGCGTGTATGTCCTCAAAATCGGCGCGGCAAAATACGACGGCGAAAAAGAGACCGTCCGAACCATCGAATTTTCCGCGAAAAACCGAAAGGAGTAAGCCATGCTGACGGAAACGGGAACGCTGCCCATTGGGATCGAATATGACGGCTCGGTCCACCGGGACTATGAAATCAGGGAGGAAATTGTCGGAGACGGCATAGAAATATTCGACGATCCGGAAACCGCCGAGCGGGCGGAGAAAAACAAAGCCTACATGGGGATATGCATACTCGCCAAGCAGATCGTCAAAATCGGCAAAATTCCCGCGGAGGCAATCACCCCGGAAATGCTGCTCCGATGCAATGTCCCCGACGTGAGCGAACTCCAGCAGGCCGTTCAGCGGCTGGAGGAAAAGCGGCGCTCCTTTCGCGACGCGGGTTAACGCCCGCCGCAGGCTGGTTGTCGCGCTGATGCGGCTGGGGTTTGATTATCAGACGATCATGGCCATGCCGGAACGGGCAGCATGGGAATATCTGGAGGCGGCGGGAGAATTGAACCGGCCTCCAGGGAAACGATACCGGGTGAAACCAAAGGGCAAATAGGAATACGGGGGAACGATGACGGCGTCAATGAAAATGTTTTTGGAGCTTTCCGCGAATGCCGCGAAGATGCGTAACGGTCTGCGCGACGGCTCTCGTCATGTAACCGACTTCGTACAGCGCGCTACACAACAGTTCGGCGTGCTGGGAACTGCCATGACCGCCGTCAGCACCGGTCTCATCCTGAAAAGATTATTTTCTATTCGTGATTTTCTGCCTGTCGATGCATCTCTCCACATGATGCAGGCAAATCTCAAGGCCACCGGCGAGGAAATGAGTGAGTTTAGAACGCGCCTGGCATCTATGGCGGGAAGCGCCGGACAGGATATGACGCAGCTTTTTGCCTCCGCCAAAAAACTCTCCTTTGCCTATAAAGCCGATGACATCACAAAAATCGTCAGTGCGTCATCGATGGCGGCAAAGGCAATGCAAGAGAATTTGGATACAGTCGCCGACCGGGTGAGTCAAATCATGAAAATGTACCGCCTGGCGCCGGAAGAAGCCAAGGGCGTCGCGGATGCACTGGTTGCCTCCCGGCTGGACATGGAAAAACTGGATATCATTCTCCAGCGTTCGGCCCTAAAAGGAGCTACAAAAAAGGATTTTACGGAAAACCTCGCCGTTTTCGCCGCCCTCAAAAAAAGCGGTTTTGAAGCGGCCCGGACAATCATGGCGGTCGATGCCGTGCTGGTCAACATTGAAAAGAAAAGCAGCACCCTCAAACGTATGGGCATCGATGTATTTAAGACAGACCCCAAAACAGGGGAAAAAACAAAAAAGGGCATCACGGAAACACTCGATGATATCAATCGCGTCATACAAAAGGCCCGTAAAAGAATGTCCGAGGAGAAAATAGGCGAAGGGCTTGACAAACTATTCGGCCCTGGCGCGAGCGAGGTTATCCCCCTGCTGATTAGCCAAGCGGACAAGATAAAAAAGGCAAAGGAGGATCAGGCCAATGCGGCCGTAATAGCAACCGAGAGGGCTGCGGCGGCCGAACAGTCATGGGAACACCAACTGAAAAAGATTAAGGGCCATCTGGACTCAATCAAAACAGATTTTACCTGGCTTTATAACCTGGCAAAAAAACCGATTCAACTGTTCGCGGATTCGCCAACGCTCACAAAAGGGGCGGCATATGGCGCCGCCGGGCTGTCATTGGCCGCGTTGGGCGGTCTGGCCTACGGAAAAATCAAAAATATTTTTGGAAGCGGGAAAAAAAATGCCGGCGTGGGGGCGCTCGCGGACGTGCAGAAGGTCTATGTCGTCAACATGCCGGGAAGCCTGCGCGAACTCCCGGCGCGGACGCCGGGGGGGAAATCGCCCGGAACCGTCGCCCAAACGGCAAAAACCACCGCGGGCAAGGTACTCCCCTGGCTGGCAGGAGCGGCCACGAACCCGATAACGGCGATGATCGCGGGAGTTGCGTCCCTGGCGTATATGACCTGGAAGCATCCGGAACTTGCCGACTTGCCTGAGGCGAATGTCTACGGGCGGGACGAATGGCGGGAAGAAAAGCTCAAAGAAGCGTTTGCCGGCATGCCTCCACCCGAGGTCAAAAACGATATCAAGCTCAATGTCCGGATCGACAAAAACGACAAGGTATGGGCGGAAACGAGCGACAGGTTTACCAACATCGGCATCAATCTTGAGCGGGGAGCGTTCTGATGGCAAAGACATACGACACCGGCGTCCTGAACGGCTACCGGATCGAGATGGAAAACATCGAGGATACGTATGAGAAGGCCATCGCCAAATACGATTATCCGTATAAAGACGGCGCCGATCTGGAGGACATGGGGCAGAAGGCGCATATCATCAAATTCCGGTGCTATTTCTACGACGCCGCCGACAAGGAGGACTGGATCGGGACGACAAACAACAGTTATGACGACCACATCCTGCTATTGAATGATCTGGCGAAAACGGACCTGATCACCTTCGACCACCCGAAATACGGCATCATGAACGGCCACATCGAGTCCGTCTCCGTCCGTCATGACGACCGCGAACGGTGCGCCGAACTGGACATTACCTTTGTCGAGCAGATGCGAGGCACTGTCGATATCACAGACCGGCCACCCATCCTCTCATCGCTGGAGACGGCATATGCCGCGGGGCAGCTCCAGCAGGCGGCTAAGCTCGCCGCGGACATCAAAAGCGTCCTGCCGATTGCCGACGCGGGCATCGTCTCAAAAACGCTCGACGCCGCCTCCGGCCTCCTTGCCCAGGTGCAGGAATATTCGGCGAAGGCGCGGTCGTTCGTCGATTCCGTCGAGAATTATATCAGCATCGCCGAGGCTGAGGTGAATCAGGTTGTCAGCCCCGTCAACAGCCTCCAATCAACGATAACCTATGCCGAGAACCTGCCGGGGCGGATAGCCGGAGATATTGCTTCAGCCATTGAGAAAACGGCGCGCCTGTATGATTCCATCCGCAACCAGCCGTCGCAATTCATCGGGGAATTGAAAACCGCGTTTGATGATATTATGGACGCATTCCAGGAATTCGGGGAAGACGACCCGTCGTCAATCGCGTCAGAGACATGCGCGGTCATGACATCGCACCTCCAGCTTGCCTGCGCCCAGCGTATGGCGCTGGAGACCGCCGACATCTACAATACGGATGAGACGGCATACCGCGAAGGCGACGAGGATGTCCAGATCATGGATATTCTCAAGCTGGAGGAAACCCTGTCCGTTGCCAGGGAAATGATTGAGGAGGCCGTTGAAAACGCCCGCGATGGTGACGGAAGCGATCTGATCGCGACCTTGAAAACAATGGCGAGCGCCCTCCTGAATCATGTTGACCGGGTGCGCATCGAGCGGGAAAACATGGTCGAGATCACCCTGGATAACCCGACCCCCCTGCATCTGGTCTGCCTGATGCGGGGACTGCCGTATACCGACGCGGAACGATTGTTGAAAATCAATCGCATCCGGCATCCCAATTTTACGAGCGGAAAGGTGCTGGTGTATGCCCGATAAGGTCGAACTGCGGATCAATGATATGAAAATTGAGCATTTTCTCAGCTATCAGATCGATTCCGATCTGTATGTCCCGGCGGATGCGTTTCGCATCCAGCTTGCCAACCCGGAGACGGATATCCCCCAGGGCGCGTCATGCGAACTCTTTGTCAACGATACATTGGAACTGACGGGGATCATCGACGTGATTCACAAAAAGGTGGACAAAAACGGCGTCAGCCTGTCCGTTGAGGGGCGCGATCTCTTAGGCGTCGCCGTGGACTCCTACTGCGAGAAGTTTGACACGGTTTCCGGCAAGACAATCAAGCAATTGGCGGAAATGCTGCTCGCCGATATATACGAACTCGACCGGGTGACCGTCGTATATCAGCAAAATATCGTGGGGAAAATGAAAAAGAGCAAAAACGTCGGCAGCGGCTTTTTGTCTCTCCTCGATACGCCGCAGAAAATCAGCAAAATCGAGCCGGGCATGACTGTATTTGAAGTGCTGAAAACGTACGCCGCGAGCCGGGGGATGATGTTTTATTCTCTCCCCGACGGGACATTCGTATTCGGCAGACCGCTGGCGAAGGGCGAACCGGCGTTTACGCTGACGCTCCGGAAAGACGGGATCGGGAACAACGTCGTCGAATCGGAAAAGATTGACGATATATCCAAACGATATTCAAAAGTTACCGTTGTCGGGCAGCAGCAGGGGCAGAATGCGCTGGGTCTGCCGACGCAAATCAACACGAAAGAAACGGTCCCGGATGACGAATTCCCATTTTATAAACCATATGTGACGAAAAACAACAACGACAGCATGAGCCCCAAGCAGCATGCCCGGATGATCATGGAACGACAGCGCCGGGAAGGGCTGCAAATGAATTATACCGTCGCCCGGCATAGCCAGGACGGGCGGAATTGGACGATAAACGCCCTCTGCCGGGTAAACGATGAAGTGCAGGGCATAAACGGCGTGTATCTCATCTATGGGAGAACGTTTGAATTGTCGAAAGACGCGGGGCCGACAACGAAATTGAAATTAGGGCCTCCGGGATTGGTGGCGTGAATAAGGTTCAAGGTTCAAGGTACAAGGTTCAAGGGGGAAGGGTCAAGGTGCAAGGAGAAGGAACTTTATTTGGCCTTATAAACGTCGTTAAACGGGCTTTTTCGCTCCGGCGTGAGGGTTACCACAGCCGTGGCGGAACGGCGGCCCTGCCGTACATCGTCGGCGAAGCGGCGGGTGGTATGCGAGTCGGCTCTGATGAGGATAACCCGTTTCCCCAGGTCATAGGCGATGTCGCCGCCGTTGATGGATTTTACGCGCCGGCTTTCCAGCGTAAGTTGAGACGGCCTGTCCGCGGGGACGGTTTGGAAATGCGCCGCTGTTTTATTGGGATTGTCCCAGGCGAAGGCCGGCGGGCAAACGCCGATGAGCATTGCCGAGACAAAAAATATGTAAAAAATATATTTTATCAACATGGGAGAATTATAGCATGATCCGGGGCATTGTCAAGAGCGTCGTTGAGGGGTTGATTAAACGATTTTCGGCAACGGGGCGCATCGATGAGGACATCGACGACCGGGAATATTTCCAGCATTACGGATTTACCTCGCGGCCCCTCGAAGACGCCGAGATCATTATTATCTCCGAAGACAACCATGTAATCGCCATCGCCTCCGACGACCGCCGGTACCGGATCGCCATCGAGGACGGCGAAGTCGCGCTCTACACCGATGAAGGCGATACAATTCACCTGAAACGGGACAATACAATTGAAATCATCAGCGGCAACAAGCTCATCGCCACCGTGGAAAACGAGGTCGAGATAACCACGAAAACGGCCACAATAAATGCGACCGAAAGCTGTGTGGTCAACTGCCCGTCGGTGCAATTGGGCGGCAGTTCGGGCACGATGCGCTTTTTGATGGACGAGCGGCTGATCGCCTGGCTGACCGGACATACCCATAACTCCGGGTCTGTACCCGATCAGGAGCTGCCGCAGGCGAACGTATGCACCAGCATCGTGAAGGCGGGATAAAGAGGACTGAGAAATATGGATTTTGCCATTGTCATTGACAACAAAACCGGCGTCGGAGCGATGACCTACGAGAAGGCGACGACGATTATGAA